GCCTTGATTTCGTGCTCAGGACTCACATACACGCTGGTGCACTGGGCAATGTTCGTGATGGAGTCCCATTTTTTGTTCATGACGTACATTCTGCATCCTCCACATAGCACCAGCTTTGGGGTGCCCTCTTGACTTTGAGCGGTTCAAAACAACATCCTGTCTGTAACAGCCGCGTGTATGTTTCCAGCGGTCTCGGCTGGTCATAAATCTTCAATTCTGAAATATGCCACGCCCAGCCTTGACCGTGCAGATATTCCCAAATCTGGTCTCTGTCCATGCACGCCTGCTGCTCAAAATCATCCGGTGTATGATTCAGCGGGGCAACTTCATAGATTTTGTCGCAGACAAATTCGCCAACAACCATCTGCGTTTTTCCGCGAACGCTGTCCGGCAGTAACTTATCGAACTTTACGAATACAGGCTTTCCATGATGGATTTCGCCATCCATCGTTTCTTCCCCGTCTTTGAAAATAGTGATAAGCTGTTGCGGTGCTTTTGTGCAGTAGATGTACACCTTGAACGGTTTTCCTTTTTCATAAAGGTGCTTCGGATAATTTTTCCGAACCTCCATAGTTTTCTTACCTCGCAAGATGAGGTCACACCATTCCGGCCGGATACTCAGCAGAACAGCTTTACCCTGGACCATAATAATCAAACCCCCATACATCGTGATAATACTCTGCGCTACGAACTTCTTCGCCGCTACCAATAGAAGGAAGAACCCCCAGCATGGAAAGGTCATTCCAGCGCTGCCTGTATATGCACCTTTGGCACTCCCTATTTAGGGTGATGGGGTGGTTGTGGAACGGGACAAGGTCAGTTTCGCAAACCTCTTCCGTGGTCGCCCCACAAGAAGGACATATCCAGATAATTTTTGCCATAGTCGGTCTCACACTTCCCAGTCTTCAGGACAGCCCAAAACGCATTCACCATCCCCGTTATCGCTGGTCGGCCTGTCAAAGCAGCAGCCCTCGCACCCACCTGTGCGTGATTTACAATGGTTCCTTATGGCAATCGCCATATCAACAGGATCCATCAATAAAGCGTTGGGTGCTTTCTCGTCGGTGCCTACCTTGCGCAGAATCTCGCAGGTTTCTTTCATGCCCTGCCGATTTTTGCAATGAATGACCACATCGTAGGTGTCATCGTACAGCTCGAATTCGCCATCATCATTGCGTATAAGTAAGATTTCTTTACTCACTGCGTACCTCCCCGTCGTCTAAACAGCCTTTGAGCTGTTCGAGCTTTTCGAGCACGATCTGCTGTACCTCTTCAGGCTTGCCGACGATCTCAACGAGCTGCGCCAGCATGATGTAAACGTCCGCGATTTCTTCCCTGACGCTCTCGTGGGCGACCTTGATCTTCGCACCGTTGCGGTAGTTGAAGGTCACGGCCCGCTGGAGATTGCAGATCGCCTTCGTGAGCTCCGACATTTCCTTGATCGCCATCTGGAGCTGAGGGGCGGTGCCGTACCGATTGATTGCCCGCCGGATGGTGCTCAGGCCATAATCAGGAATGGCCGGGATGCCTGCGTCCTCGTACCATTTGAGCTTTTCCCGCAGGGTCGCATAGGCCCACAAGATCGTGTAGTGCTCCGCGATCAGGCCATCGATGCTCTGCTTCGGGTCGTCGAAGAGGTGCTCGGTCAGGGTTTCGGAGAGCTCCATATCGTTGCAGTCCAGGTCGATGCTGCTGCCGTGGCCCTTGACGAGCTTCCGCATATACTCGGTCAGTGCTATTTCAGGCTGCCGCAGCCACACCCAGCCGTCCTCGCTGACGTCGGTGAAGTTGAGGGCCGTCTGAAAATTGTCCACCGGGTTGTCGGTCGTCAGCCTCGGAACGCTCTTGATCTTCTGTTTATCCATCCTGCTCCTCCTTCTTTTCGAGCCGCAGGCAGCGGCCATCACGATACGCCATGTACCGCTCACCGCAGCAGCCGCCAAACCGCTCTTTGAAGTTTTCCTCTGCGCGGTTTTCCGTGATGCGGGTACGCTGCCTTGTCAGAACCCGCCGGAACGGGCAAAATCTTGTTTCTTTGCTCACGAGTGTTCCTCTCTTTCTGCGCTCTGGGCCTCCAGGCCCTCCAAAAACAACGGCACGCATGGAGCACCGATCTTCACACGGTATTGCTCCACATCGGCCGGCATAATGTACTTCCTGCCGAAATTGCCCTTCATGTCCCGCCATACCACCCAGGGAATGCGGTAAAAGGCGACGCTCCCGAACGAGCACAGGACGAAGGCCACGCCTCCATACTGCTGCGCACGCTCCAGGCGTTCGGCCTGATCTTTCGTCACGCGATCCTGCATCATCTTCCCGGAGTCCGTGTACTTTGCCTCGAAGTTCACGGCCCTGCCGCCCCACAGGAAGCCCTTGTAGTCGGCCTGTCCCTTGCCGGTATAGTGGGCAATGAACTTTCCGCCGCCCAGGTCTTTGGTGGGCTGCATCGGCTCAGGCGTCTTCTCGATGTCTGCAATCTGCCGCTCGCGGTAGAGATTGCAGGCCGCGCTTATCATCTGTTCAAAAAAGGCCCCCTGGCACCGGCTCACCTTGCCGCGGTAGCTCCGGCGCAGGGCTTCTTGTTCACGATTCGTCATTCAGGTGTAATCTCCCTTCCTCTTCGGTGGCAAACACGCTCTTGCCCCATTCATCCAGCAGGCGCAGGGTGAACGGCGTTTCCTCAACGATGCGGCGCGGCGTGACGACCTCTCCGAACAGAAAAATCTCTGCCTGCCGGACTCCGTAATGGCACGCGGGGTTCTCGCGGACTCTCCAGACCGCGGCTCCCAGCGGCACAGGAAGGTGGAGCAGCAGTCCGCTCTCCTCCTCTTCCCTGTACCGCCTCAGCTCGTCCCGATCTGCGTCAACCATCCGACACCTCCGCGCTCTTGATGAACCCGCGATCGACCGCGATGCTGCGAATCTTGCGGATGGTGGCGTCACTGACGCGCAGGCCGCTCGTGGTGCGGATGCTCAGGGTGTCCAGGAACTCGTTCACGATCTCCTCTTTGGACGGCGCAGGGGCCGTGCTGCGGGCCTCCCGCTCCCTTTCGAGCAGGCCGTCCAGATACTCACAGATCTGGGCGTCGGTCATTTTGCGGAACTGTACGGCGCGGGCGTGCTGGGCACGCTCCAGGTCGGTCATTCGGCAGTTTTTCTTTTTCATTCTGGTTGTCCCTCCTGTTTGGCGGGGAGCTTCCAGGGCTCGATCATGGCCTATGTCCTCTCCCCATCCATCTTTCTTGTTCAAAAGCGTTCTTGCCAACATAGCAAGAGGCATTTTGTTCTTTCTCGCGGGCCTTCTCAGCGAGGTGGAATTTTCTCCATGCTGCATACTTCTCGCAAGAATCGTGACAGATCGGGTGCCGGTCGGCACAGTCTTTGCACGGGTTAGTCATTGTTCAGCATGACCTCCAAGAAAAATTTCAAGTTTTCGTAGTTGTCGCTGAGTACCTTCTCGATCAGGCCAGAATCGCAGCAGGCGACGATGAACGTGTCCGAAAACGTCGTCTGCACACGGAACGGATTGCGCGACAGCTCCAGGGTACAGATTTTTTTGCCGCTGCTGACGGTGTAGGTCAGCCCGTACCCATCTGCATTTGCCCTGGCAGCCAGCTTCGCTACGGCTTCTTTGATGCTCATTCGTCCGCCTCCTTGAACGTGAACCAGCTCCAGTCGATGATCTTCCCACAGATCGGGCAGACCTCCGGCATATCGCCGGTTTCGTGATCGCACTCCAGCTCCGCGCCGCAGCTGCACAGCACGCGCCCGTCGCCGGTCATAGTGGCCCGCGCCCTGTCCGAGCCCGCGATCTTCACCGTGACGCCGAGCTCGGCTTCCAGCTCCTCGTAGAGCTTTACCAGATGCGAGCCATCGCCGCCGGGGATAGCCCTGCCGTGTTCGTCTAGGAAGATTTTGTCCGATGGAACGGAACGGCTCGCGTGCTTCTTGCCCGCCGTCAAGCTCAGGGTTATAGTCCCGTCCTCGACGTCGTAATTCCACATCCAGCTAGCAACGCCGGTGGCGCAGGCCCGACTTCTGAGCTCATTTTCAGCCTCATTCACCGTCATTCTCGTTCACCTCCTTTATCACCCATACCTTGTGTTTTCCGTAGCCAGACCAGGCCAGCGCGTCCTCGTGCGTGCCGGACACGGCCACGTCCAGGTGCTTGCCCTGGATGCCAGAGCCCTTATCCTGCACCACGCGGACTCCGACGTCCTCGATGTAGAGCACCGTCCCGAACGGGAAGATCGACTGATCGGCGGCGACGGTCTGATCTGGAGTAAAGGGAGCACCACTCGCCGTGATGCCTTTCCCTTCCCCGCAGATGTGCGGGTACTTCTCGCCGCAATACGCGGTACACTCGAACTCTCCAGCGTCTACGAGCTCCAGGCCATCCGGCAGCGCGATCTCTGCTTCATCGGCGGCTTTCTGCAAGTCCTCGATCGTCTGTTCGTCTTGCATGGCCCGCGTCTGCCAGTTCTCCAGGCGGCACCTGTTGATGATCTGCTGGCCTTCCAGGTCGTCAATGCGGGCATCCTTCAAGCTGAGCTGTGCGCAGTTGACGGCCTCCAGGACGATCAGCAGGCCCAGGATAGCCTTCATTCTCCATCCCATTCAGCCACCGCCTTTTTGTCTGCCAGGTCGATACCCTCCGGGCACTCCCTGAGCAACTGATCTCCCCAAACGCCTTTGAGGTTGTCCTTCATGAACACCGGCACGCCCGCGGTCTTCGCATCGGTCACGATCGGCTCTACCCACTCCCGCTTCGGCTGGTGAGCCTTGCTGCCGGGGCCCGTCATGGCACCGATGATGCACCAGCCCACCTTCTTGACGGCCTGGGCACCGACGCCCTCGAAGGGCTGGAGCAGCGGCTCCATGCTGACGAAGGTGTTGTGGTAGTCGCTCCACCAGAAGGAATCCTCCGGGCCGGTGATCGTCGAGCCGTACCAGAAGTTCGGCTCCTCCGGCAAAATGCCCTTCCGGGCCAGTTCCATATACCGGCTCGGATTCTTTGTCAAGAACAGGTAGGCGTGCTGCGGGGCCTCTTTGCAAGCCTCCAGCACTTCGGAGATCCACTCGTCCGGCACCCAGTCGCCGAACAGATCGGCCATGCTGCACACGAACACCACGGACGGAATCAGCCGCTTCCGCGGGTAGTCCATCATGTAGCGGTGGAACGTGGGCAGGAAGCCCATCGGGTAGGGCGTGCTCCGAATGTACTTGCCTGACTCGTCCAGCAGCTTCACCGGCTTCTCGGATACGAAACATCCTGCTGCGCCCTCCGCCTCGCTCAACTGCTCGTCGGGCCACTCGCACGGGTGCGGTGCAAAGCGGTCGATGAACCGGCGGGCATAACAATAGCTGCATCCGTTCCGGCAGCCCGTCACCGGGTTCCAGGTGTGAGTGCACCACTCGATCTTACTCTTGTGCAGATTCATGGTTAGTTTCCTTTCCTGCCGCTTCCGCGCTGTCTTCCGAGTCCCGGAAGATGTCAGCCGCGGGCTGAACGGCAAACTTCTCTTTTGCGGGGGTATTGGCGGCTTCCGCCTCGGCTGCCATGTCGAAGAGGCTGTACTGCTTCTCCATGAACTGCCGGTATTCCTCTTCCTCCCGCATCTTCTTCAAGCAGCAGGGCCCGTACCCATCCCGCAAGCCCTGTTCGCTTGTCAGGATGCCGCCGCACCTCTTGCAGCGGCGGGCCGGTACATTGAAAATGACGCCATCGCTCATTCCTTTTCCTCCGCGCCCTCCAGATCAGGGGCCTTACATAATCCGCATTTGGCAGGGTCGTTCTTGCAACTGTTGTAGCAGCCACGCCGACGAAACCCGCAGTCGGAACAGCAGACGCTCTTCCGACGCCGATCGCAGTAAAAGATCGTGCAGACGCGGGGCTTATTCTCACTTGGCATTTGGGCCTCCGTTCTCCGGCACGGTCTTCCTCAGCGTGAGTGTGACCTCGCTGCCGTCGCCAGTCACCCACTTGTACTCCATGCTGTCCACACCGTCGGTTTCCCGGATTGCCAGGAAATAGTCGCGGACAGCCTCGACCGCCTCAGTTGTAACGCGATCTCTGTCTTTCCATTCGCCCTTGCTGTTGGTGATGCCGGCATAAATGCCGCCAATCCCAGCACTCACATGAAACCCAGGCATTTTGACGTCCTCCTCCGCCCAGCTCGACGCCTCCAGGCAGTCGATCACAAACCAAACCAGCAAACCGCAGATCACAGCAGCGGCCACCGGCACAACGATTTTGAAAAAGATGAACTCGATCATGCTCCTGCCTCCTCGTACTCGCCGGAGAGAACCAGGGCCATAGCCTCGCAGATGATCGTCACCTTGACGCGCTCCAGATTGTCCCAGGACAGGTCTTTCGGCTTGTCCTTCCGCTGTCCCGCGGTCTTCTGCGTCATCATCTTGCGGAGCTCCATGCAGGCTTCCTTCAATGCCGGATAGTCGGCCTTGAGCCCGCCCATCTGCATGAAGGCCCACATGGTGTCCAGCATGTCGTTTTCCCAGTGACTAGGTTTTACCATTGCTCCCAGCCTCCTGCTTCTTGTCGTACTCCCGGAGAACTTCGAGATCGTAGCCGCTCGCCACGAACCGCAGGCAGAGGTCGTGCTGGATGCCGTTGCCCAGGTAGGTGTAGATCAGCTCCATGTCGTCCTTCGTTAACTTCGTTTCCAGCAGCTTGTTGATGCCGTCCAGGTGTTCATCCTGGAGCTTGCGAGAGCACGCCTTGAACGCGTTCCGGGAGCAGTCCTCCAGGACAGCCGCCTTGAAGTCCCGCTCGTCGCGTACCTGATTCAGCATAATGTACGTGTTGGCCTTCGGGATCAGAATGAGTTCGTTGTACATATTGACGAATGCTGCCGGGAAAGCTGCCCGGATTTTCCGGGCCCAGGGAGCGGCGAGCGCGTCGAACCTGTCGTCCGGCACATCCTCTTTGGCCTCCGAACTGCCGATCGTCGGGGCCTGCAAGACCATTGCCATGATCTTGGAAACGATGATGCCGGGCGGCTGTTTGAGCATCGAGCTCACCTCGGCCGCAATTTGTTCGTAGAGAGCAACTGCGTCGATCGGTCTTTCCTTAGCCATCTTCCTTGCCCTCCCCGGCCTCGATTTCCCATTCGGGCGGTGGATTGCGCAAGGCACAACCCTTGGATTTATCAAATGCACATCCACTGCAATTTTGGTCTTTGGACCCGCAGTAGGCTTTCAGCTTGGCCGCAATAGCAACAGGGCTTGTAAAGATCGCGTCCCGGAGATCGTCGTCTGTTCCGATCTTGCTCAGAATCTCGCACGCCCTGTCCTGCTCCTCCTGGCTCGCACAGACGATCACAACGCTGTGGTCGCTCTCGTATGCCTGCCACTTGCCGTCCTCATTGCAGATCAGCACAAGTTCTTTACTCATTCGTCGCGTCCTCCATGATGAACCCGCATACGGGGCAGTAGTTCCATACCCACTTGTCGAAGTCGCTCTCAGGAATCATGCCACCGCAGTTGCTACACCGAATGGCAGGCTCCTCGTGGCTGTCGTCCGGCCCGTCCACAATGATAAAGGCCAGGTTCTCCGGCTTTTCCCACTTCGCGTGCCCGCGCAGGCTTTCGGGGTCAATGGTGGGCAGATTGCCCAGATCGGACAGCTCGTCGCTGATGCTCTCGCAATACAGGACGTCCGCGGCCTTTCCTTTGGCCTCTTCTTCGGCCAGGTCTTTTTTTAGATCGGCCTCCAGCTCGCCGACGTCGGCCAGCCGGATTATTTTATTTTCCTCAGCCATCTTCATCCACCTTTCTGCTCCCAATAAAGTCCGAAACGCCATAGCTACCATCTGCGCAGCAGTGCATTTCATACATGGTGAGCGTGTCGTTCTCTTTCCACATCGGAGACATCCCGCTTGCTCGCAAAACCTCATTCAGCGTGGATTGCTCCGCGACCTTTTCACTGACCGTGCCGTAGTTGACGAAGACCTGCCCGCACAGACGGCACTTGTAAAGCATCTGGTAGGATTTAGCCATCCTTTTCGCCTCGTATTATAAAAGAGTAGTATTTATAGACCGCTCTCCAGCGGTATGCTACAATGTTTAGGAT